TAACAGCACAATAGGGGCAGGAACTATCGCAGAATATTATAGATTTAGAGCAAATGAAATATTAATATTCCCCACCCCCGCAGGAACTGATGGATATGTATTTGAATATATAACAAAAAACATAGTAGAAGATAGTGGGGGTACAGGTCAAACAGGCTGGTTGGCTGATACCGATGTCCCAGTAATAGATGAATATATATTAAAACTAGATGCAACATGGAATTTACTAAAATCACAAGGCAGACCCTACGCAGAAGATCAAAGAAAGGCAAATTTAGCATTAGCTGAAAGGTTGGGAATTAACGCAGGTAGACAAACAATAAGGCATCAGTCGTCTAAATTAAGAAATGGCAGGATAGGTTATCCTGAAATAATAACAGCACCATAATGGTATTAGAAATCACAAGACAATATCCAGGGTTACAACAAGAAAGAATCGGACAGGCCGCAAGGGTTAATGTCAATTCCCCAGTTGGTGGTCTTAATACTCGTGATTCATTGTCTCAAATGGAGGCAACAGATGCACCAGAAATGGTCAATTGGTTTCCATCGCAAGGAAAAGTAATAACTAGAAAAGGATATTCGGAATATGCAACGGGATTAACTGGTAATGTTGAAACTTTAGCAGAATTAAGAGACGGTGCAACTCAAAAGTTTATTTGTGCAAATTCTGATCAGATAAATGATGTTACAAATCCCGCTTCAATTTCTAATTTAGGATCAGGATTTACAAATGCTAGGTGGCAAACTGTAAATATGAATGGTAATTTACTATTATTTAATGGTCAAGATATCCCACAAGTTTATGATGGCTCAACTCTTGCAAATTCAACAATAAGTGGATCAGGATTAACAGCGACAGAATTAGACGGCTGTAATGTGCATAAAAACAGGCTTTACGCTTGGTCAACTGATGGTTCGGCTTTTTGGTATGGCGCAACTAACGCTATTCAAGGTACGGTTACAAAGTTTGATCTTGCAGGTATAGCTCCTTATGGTGGAAATTTAGTAGCAATGGCAACTTGGAATCATGACGGAGGTGACGGCGTGGATGATTACGCTCTTTTTTTAATGTCAAGCGGTACTGCTATTTTATATGATGGTTCTGACCCTGGTGATGCCAATAATTGGTCTTTAATCGGTATTTATAGAATAGGCGAGCCATTAGGGGTAAGATCAGTTGTAAAAGTGGGTGGAGATGTTGCAATTATGACAACACCCGATTTTGTTTTCTTTTCAGAGGTATTTAAAAATGGTGGCGCAGTTACTTCACAAACTAAATTATCGGGTGCTGCGTTAGATTCCACGAACTCTTATTCTTCAAATTATGGTTGGGAGGTTGTTTTATATCCTAAGGCTTCAACTGGTGGTTGGTTGTTTTTTAATGTTCCAGTTGCTACCAATACAACATATAAGCAATATGGCTTAAATACAATCACGGGTTCAGGTTTTGAGTTTTCAAATATGAATGCAAGGACTTGGGGATTATATGACAATAACTTGTATTTTGGAGAAAGCGGCTCTATAATGAAAGCAGATGATGGCTTAAGTGATAATGGTTCTAATATACCTTGCACAGTGCAGGCCGCTTATTCTAATTTAGGCTCACCACAAGAAAAGGTGGTCAATGAATTTAGAAATACAATTAATGTTGATGGTAATGTTATATTAAACACGACAATCAGTTTTGATTATGGCTCAAGGTCGGTAACTCAAGATATAAGTAGTACTTCATCTGGTACACCTTGGGGTTCGCCTTGGGGTTCACCTTGGTCACCATCTAGCGCTATAAGAAATGAATTAGTCATTACTTCTGGCGAAGGCGTGGCATTAGGTATGAAAATATTTGTTGCCTTAAATGGTCAACAGCTTAGTTGGTTTAGAACTGACTATAGCGTAACAGTTAATAATATATTATAATGGGATTTTTTAAAACTATTAAAGAGGGTCTTAAAGATGTTGCTCAAGATGCAATTAACATTACCCCCACAGGGCTGGTATATCAAGGTATAACAGGGGACAAATTAGTTGACTTTAACAAAGAGAGGGCTGTACAAGGATTAAACCCATTATCACAAGAACAGATGACAACAGCCAATTTATTTAAAAACTTATCGCCAGAACAGCAAAAAGATTTATTGCTTAATAATCCTAATATTGAAGGTCCAGGAGGAAGGCAAATTTATGATCCACTAACTAACACAGTAAGAATAGAAGAATCAGAATTTCAATCAGGACAGCGGGGAAGGCAAGAAGCTTTAGCAAGGAGTTTGTCAGAACAGTTGCAGGGTGTGGAATTACAAGACACGGATCCAACATCCAGATTTGAACAAGGCAGAGAATTATTAGAGCCAGCATTTACAGAGCAAAGAGAACAGTTGGAGCAATCTTTGGCAGATAGAGGTTTACCCGCAGGGAGTGAAGCTTACGCAAGAGAATTAGACAGGTTGCAACAATCACAAGGTAGGCAATTACAACAATTATCTTTTGAATCAGTACAAACCGCAGAAGCTCAAAGATCGGCAAGATTTAATGAATTAGCATCTTTACTTGGTCAGGCTCAAGTTGGGGGTGTAGGATTTGGACAATTCCAACCGCAATATAGTGGATTAGATTTATTCGGCGCAGAACAAGGACAGTTAAATAGGGCTTTTCAAGGTGAGCAAATGAGAAAACAAAGAAGTGCGGACAGACAAGCTGCTTTAATTGGTGGTCTTGGTCAAGTGGGCGGTGCCGCAATTGGTGCGTTTGCCGCATCCGATGAAAGGCTAAAAGAAGATATTGAGAAAATAGGTGAGTCAAAATCTGGCATTAATATTTATACATTTAGATATAAAGATAAACCAGAAGTTTTTCAAGGCGTAATTGCTCAAGAAATACAAGAAATTAACCCAGAAGCTGTAATTGAAAAAGACGGATTCTTAGCGGTTAATTATGATTTAATTGATGTTGAATTTAAAAAACATGGCGACAAATAGAGAATTATTACAAAAAGAACTACAAAGGGCAGGGCAAATAACGCAATCCGCTATAAGTGGTCAAGGTTTTGATCCTAGGGGTGGTTATGGAGTATTAGCTGCACAATTAGGAACTGCCGCAATTGGTGCGTTTGCACAAAAAAAAGCAAAAGATCAATTAATAGCTAACGAGGCAGCAAGAAAGCAGAAGATGGGAATGTTACTTGAAAAAAGAGGTCTATCTGCTGATTTAGCTGAGTCATTATCGCCAGCAAGCCAAGATGCTTTATTACAGCAAATAGTTAAATCTGAATTAATGCCAACCAAACCAACTCCGCAATCACCATTGGGTAAATTACAATCTGATATTGAATCAGGTTTAATTCCTCAAGATATAGGAAGTCAAGCAATAGAAAAACAAATTGCACCAGATAGAAAGACTATTGAAACAGATCAAGGATTAGCTTTACTAGATGAGAGGACTGGTAAGGTGGAGCCTGTAAGAGTTAAAACTGCCAAACAAGCAGAAAGAGAGCGAGAAAAACAAGAAACAATGGCTTTTGATGTTGCAGGTCTTGCATCAGTTAGAGATAAGGTAAATGTGGTCGGTAATAAGATCGATCAAATTCTAAGTAACCCAGATATTGATTTTGCAACTGGTAAAAGTGGTATAGCAGCAAGAAATATATCAGGTACTAAGTCATTTGGTCTTGCTCAAGATGTCAAAACAGTTACAGCGAATGCTGCTTTCCAAGCATTACAAGCAATGAGGGATGCAAGTAAAACTGGCGGCGCATTAGGTCAGGTGTCAGAAGGGGAATTAGATTTATTACAAAAATCTTTCTCTGCTGTTGACCCTGCATTACCAGATAAACAATTTAAAAGAAATTTAAGAGAAATTAAAACAGAATTTAATAAAATCTTAAAAAGAGGTGAAAAGAAATTTATTAATTTATACGGTAAATCTGAATTTGAAAAAGTAGGGAAACAATCTGAAGATAATATAATTGATTTTAATAATTTGTAATGCCAGATATAAGACTGCCAGACGGAAGAATAATCAAGAATGTGCCACAAGGTACAACAAAAGAAGATTTAACTAAAAAGCTAATTGGTAAAGGTTTATTAACTGGTCAAGAGGATTTTATCCAAAAAGATAAGTCGTTAATCTCTAAAATAGGAACTGCAACAGTAGAGGGTTTGGCAGGATTTACAGAAGGGTTAGGGCGTGCTGCAGTTGGTGCAACACAATTTGGAGCTGAACTTATAGGACAGGAGGATTTTGCAGGAAAAATAGGGCAACAAATAGCGAAAGAAAAAGAATTGGAAAAAAATGATCCAACAGCAAGAAAGGTGGGGCGTTTTATTGGTGGTATTGCCCCAGCTTTACCAGTAGGTGCAGGAATGGGATTAATTAAAGGCGGTATTGCAGGTGGTGCAGCAGCAGAACTTATACAACCAACAGAAACAGGAACGGCAAAAGAAAGGGTTCAACAAACAGTTATTGGTGCGGGATTAGGTGGATTGACTGGTGGTGCTTTACTTGGCGCAGGAAAGGCGGTAAAAGGAACGGCAGGGGCTATAAAAAGACAATTCACAGCAACAAAGCCAGAAGATGTAATTGCAAAAGGTATTAGACCAGAAGATGCGCAACCTATCTTAGATCAATTACAAGAAGGTAAAATTGCTATTATACCCGATGTTGCAGGTGATGAAGTTAAGGGGTTAACAAGATCAATAGCAAAATTACCGCAAGCAAAAGATGTAATTACTGACGCCCTAGAGGGTAGAAGTTTTGGGGCGGTAAAAAGGGTTAGTGAGCAATTATCTAAAGATATATCCCCAGTAGGTGCTTATTTTGGTAATATAAAA